ATCATAAAAAGACTAAAAGAAGACCCAACAGATAGACGCTGTGTTTTACAGATGTGGGACGCAGTATCAGATTTAGATAGAGACGGTAAGGATGTACCGTGTAACACTTCTATTTATTTCAAGATTGATGCTGATAATCGATTACAGATGACGGTCTGTAATAGGTCAAACGATATCATCTGGGGAGCGTATGGGGCCAACGCTGTACACATGTCAATGTTGCAAGAGTACATGGCGGGAGCTTTACGCGTGAATGTCGGTAAGTATTATCAAGTGAGCGACAACTATCACGCCTATACAGAAGTTTTTGATAAACTAGTGGACAAGTTTTCAGAGATCGATGCGTTTGATTTTTTCACAATGAAAGACCTCATCAACTCAAACCCATACCGCACAAACCAAACATACTACCCTATGGTGAACGCCACCATAGAGGACTGGGATTTAGACTTATTAAAATTCTTGGGCAGGACTCCCTTTCAAAAGGGTGTTGAATACAGTGAACCATTTTTCTCAGACGTAGCCGTACCTATACAGGACGCTTGGTGGCACTGGAAGTTGGACGAACAGAAAGAAGCTATACTAGAAATAGCCAAGTGTGAAGCCAGCGACTGGAGAAAAGCATGCTGGGATTGGTTTAGCAGACGAATGAAAGACAACGAATATACCTGGAGTAGTCATGATTGAACAATGGTCTTACAGCCGACTAAGCTGTTTTGAAAAGTGCCCTAAACAAGCAGAGTTTAAGTTTATCAAAAAGATAAAAGAACCTGGAAGTCCAGCAATGGATAGAGGAAAGGATATGCACAAACTCTGTGAAGAATATATCAGAGGTAATTACGAAGAGATACCTTCTCAGCTCAAAGAGTTTGAAGAGGCGTTTGAAGTTCTAAGAGACTTGTACATTCACGGCCATGTGTTTTGTGAAAGTGACTGGGCTGTAGATAAAAACTGGCAGAAAACTGGCTGGTTTGAAGAGGACACATGGGGTAGAGCTAAGGTAGACGCCTTTGTGTACGAGGAGGGAATCTCTAAAGAGGCTCGTGTTATTGATTTTAAAACAGGACGTTACGACGGTAATCAAGAAACACACAGAGAGCAGTGTGAGCTTTACGGTGCTGTAGCACTAAACCGTTACCCAGAGCTAGAAAGTATCCAGACAGAAATGTGGTACTTGGACCATGGTAAGATAGATAGGTACATCTACACACCACAAAGCATAAAAGCTAAACAAGAAAAATTGAATCAACGAGCACTCGCTATGACTACGGCTGAAGAGTTTCCTGCCAACCCTTCTAAGTTCAAGTGTAAGTGGTGTTATTTCGGTAAACAAAATATGTGTAGGGAGGCTGCAGCGTAAATGACTCAAGAACTATTGTTCCCACCCGAGGCTGACTGGAAACCACCGACCTCTTTCCCTGACCTGACTAACGTAAAAGAGTTAGCCATTGACTTAGAGACTTGTGACCCATGGCTCATGTCTCATGGTCCAGGGTGGGCGTTCAAGGACAGAGGAGATATCATAGGTATAGCGGTAGCTACTGAAGGATACAAGGGCTACTTTCCTATTGCGCACACAGCTGGCGGCAATTTAGATGGGGAGGTAGTCCGTAGATGGTTTCAAAAACAGTTAGACGCTCCTAGCGAAAAAATATTCCACAACGCTCAGTACGATGTAGGCTGGTTAAGGCGTGCGGGTTACGAGATAAGTGGAACTATACACGATACCATGATGGCTGCGCCTCTACTGAATGAGAACCAGTACAGCTACTCTTTGAATACTCTGGGTAAGTTATATCTCAGTGAAGAAAAAGATGAGTCTATGCTGGACGAAGCTGCGCAGGCTTTTGGTGTTAACCCCAAGGCTGAGATGTATAAATTAGAGGCTAAGTATGTAGGAGCTTATGCAGAACAGGATGCCGACCTGACTTATAGACTGTGGCAAATATTAAAAGAAGGTGTGTCAACAGAAGACGTTGCAGATATCTATAAGCTAGAAACCTCTCTCATACCTATACTCATAGACATGCGTAGCATGGGGGTGAGGATAGATGTAGACAGGGCTGATCAAGTAAAGAAGCAGTTACAAAGAGAAGAGAATAAAATAACAAAAGAAATTAAACGGTGGTATGGGGTAGAACCTGACTTATGGGCAGCTCAATCGCTAGCTCAGGTTTTTGATAGAGCTGGTCTAGACTACCCGAAAACTCCTAAGACTCAGGCACCTAGTTTTGTCGCTAGTTGGCTGGAGGATCACGACCATAAACTTCCCATGGCCATTGCCAAAGCTAGAAAACTTAACAAAGCCAGAACCACATTTATAGATAAGATGATACTAGAGCATCTTGTTGACGGCAGAATACACGGTGAGCTACACCCACTAAGATCTGATAACGGAGGCACAGTTACAGGAAGGTTCAGTTGTTCTAACCCTAACCTTCAACAAGTTCCCGCACGTGATCCTATGATCGGGAACTTGATACGCAGCCTTTTCATACCGGAACAAGATTTTCATTGGGGGTGTTTTGATTACTCTCAACAAGAACCTCGTCTCACGGTTCACTACTCTGTCCTTACTCAGCAGGAAGGTGCGGAAGAAGCTGCTCTGGAGTATGCCTATGATGACGCAGATTTTCACCAGATTGTAGCAGACATGGCTAACATAAGTCGTAAGGAAGCTAAGATTATCAACCTAGGACTGAGCTACGGTATGGGTAAAGATAAGCTAACCACTCAGCTAGGAATCAGCCCAGAGGAGGCTGAAATATTATTTGATCAGTATCATGAGCGTGTACCGTTTATCCGTGGCCTACGCGACTCTGCGGCTCGTATGGGTTCTAACAGGGGTTTTGTTAAAACCTTATTGGGCCGTAAGTGCCGATTCAACCTTTACGAACCGTTTGACCGCAGGGAGCTGCCGTTACCGTTAGAACGCGCCATGGATGAATATGGCGGCAGATTGAAAAGAGCCTACACCTATAAAGCAATGAACCGTTTAATACAGGGTTCAGCAGCAGACATGACTAAAAAAGCCATGGTTGACTTAGCTAAGGAGGGGTTCTTAGCCCACACTCAAGTACATGATGAGTTAAACATTTCTGTGAGCGATAAGAAAGATTGTGAAAAAGCCATAGAGATTATGAGAGACTGCGTTGAATTAAAAGTACCTAATAAAGTAGACGCAGAGATAGGTAAAAACTGGGGTGATGTTGTACACTACGAGGACTATTTCAATGACAAGACGTGAGTTAAAAGATCTATACTTTAATGTCCACATGACCTACACAAATAGCCACATTACGATGGAGGATCTCGGACTGAAGTATGGTCTTACTAAACAAAGAATTTGGCAGATCATTCGGTTCTGTAAACTCGGCAACGGTAACTACTATAAAGGTCTTGAAGAATACAATAATGTGTACAGAAGCTACAGAGAAGAGTTCCCAGATGCGAATGTTAAAACTCTTAACGAGTTAATGCGTGATTGGATGTCACTTAAAAAGATCAGGCTGATAAAGACTAAAAAGTAATGGGAAAAATAAATTCAAGAAACAAAGGTGCAAGTTTTGAAAGAGACATTGCGAATAAACTCAATACATTTTTTGAAGAAAAAGGAATTGATTACAAAGTCAAAAGAAACCTAGAGCAGTATCAAGAAAAAGATCTCGGCGATTTAAACATTCCCAAGCACACAATAGAGTGTAAGCGATATCACAATGGCAACTGGTATAGAGAGGTTTGGTGGGAACAGGTAACTGCTGCGTGTGGAGAAACTATTCCTGTTCTGATATGGAAGTACAACCACCAGCCAATCAGAGTTTGTCTTCCCCTCTACGTTCTAACAAGCGGTGAAAGAGACTTGACAAAGACCGCTGTAATAACCTTTGAAGATTGGCTAGACATTGTTGCTAATATTCTTTAAGATTATCCTATACTCTTAAGCTAACCAATATATCATAGCCCTATATTTAGTAGTTACAGGCCAAGCATACAGCTAACCGCTACTAAATAAAGAAAGGAGAAACTTATGGTTGCTGCTGTAGAAACAATGGCTTATGCTGGAGAAGTACCTTGGCATGGCCTGGGTGTTAAGGTTGAGGATAACCTAACGCCTGAAGAAATGTTGATTGCTGCTGAGCTTGATTGGACAGTAAGTAAGCGTCATTTATTTACACACGCGGACCCCGACGTAAACGCCTCTAACGATTTAATCGGTGTAGAGGACTACTACGTGTTAGTCAGGGACAGCGATAACAAAACCTTTGGCCCATGTGGTAAACGGTTCGTACCCAGTCAAAACAGGGACGCTTTTGAATTTTTCAAAAAGTTTACCGACGCTGGCCAAATGACCATGGAAACTGCAGGCTCTCTTAAAGGAGGCGAGCAGGTGTGGGGTTTAGCTAACGTCAGTAAAGATTTTACCCTTCCTGGCGACGACCGTGTACTGGGCTACCTACTAGTGAGCGTGTCTCATAAGTGGGGTAAGTCTAATGAGATACGGTTTACACCCATTCGCGTAGTTTGTAACAATACGTTGACCATGGCTCTAGCTGACCGCACTAGAGCAGGGTTTAAGATGCCTCATGTTAAAGCGTTAGACAGTGAGGTTTTCGGCGCAGCTGAAGAAGCCCTCGGCCTAGCGGGTGAGAGAATGAAAGAGTTTAAAGAAAGCGCAGAGTTTCTTAGCTCTAAGAAGTTTAACAAAAACTCAGTCGTTACTTACATCGCTGACCTGTTTCAACCGGACTTACTAGAAGCCCAGAAGGAAATAGAAACGATGAGTGACACTCGCGCCATCGCTACCCGTCAATCTATGGTTGATGAGTTTAAGCGTATCCCTAGCATGGTGCACCAAGCTATAGATGAACAGCCCGGAGCTGCCCTCAAGTCCTCTAAAGGTACTTGGTGGGGGGCTATGAATGCTGTTACGTTTGTGGTTGACCATAAGTGGGGTCATGACCGCGACGCTTCCCTCCATAACGCATGGTTCGGTAACCGTGCCTCCCTCAAGCAAAGGGCTATGAACAAGGCGATAGAGTACGCCGAAGCTGCATAGACCACTAAAGGAACGGTGTCAAACTTATTGACACTGTTCCTTTACTTTCCTGTCCTTGATTTTTAACCTTAACTCAGGTTAAATAAGAAACGAGAAACAAGATTAAGAGGACCACATGCACGACCCCGTAGAGACTTTAGTTTTTGTTGCTAACACCCCTGATGGCATCGACTGGACTAGAATAGTTTTAACCGACAACTCAAAAATTGGTGACCTGATAGCAGGTTCAGCATACTTTAGTGACCCCGCTAAGTACTCCGCTCCTCCTTGGCTATCTACACAAAAAGCCACGGAAATTTACGAACTGCATACAGGCGAGAGAAAAACATTTGAAAGTAGAAAAGAAGCCCACAATATTTTTTGGAACTATTTTAGACCTTTCGTGAAACCCGCAGAAGAAAAAGATTTTGGCAAGGCTGCTCATCTAAGGAAGCCTGAAGAAAAACAAACTGAAACTAAAACAGGAGAAAAGATGGCCGCTACAGTGAAAAAACCAGAACCAACTAAGCGCACCAGAGTCACCATAGACCCTAGCTCAAAGATAGCAGCAACAGGTAAGCAGCCTAAGTCTGAGAAAAACGCTGCTCGTCTCGCGTTGTATAGGAGGTCTAAGCTCAGTACGATTTTAGAAAAACACCCCGAGATAACACTAGCTGATATCAAATACGATATCAAGTGTGGATACGCGGAAATACTGGCGTAATGCAAGGCCGCTGGAGCGTGTTTTTAACTAGCCTTATAGTTACCTACCTAACCCTAAAGAATTTAGTGGAGCGTAAATGCAGCCCCCTCCAACCCCACCGTATCTAGTAAAAAACTTTATTTTAACCATAAAAGCAGAGTGGATGCTTGATAAGACTACTCTTGAGTTAACCAGAGATTCTATGGACAGCTTGAAGGCGTTTCAGGAAAGTGACGGTCAGCTCAGTGTAGAAAACATACTACAAGAATATGTCACTGACCATGGTCACGATATATACTCAGTCCCTTTGTTTACGGAAGAGTTTTGCTCCACAATGTTGGATGAAATAGAAAATATGAAGGCTCAGTTTTCCTTTGCCCCTAACGAGGGTGAGGACGAGCTGAGACAAATACCTGAAATCGTTTTACATGAAAAATGCCCTGAGTTATTCAACTCGATGCTTGGCGTAGTTTTTAATGTAATGAACCCAATCTTTATGTCAATTTGGCAACGGTATAGCAACGCAGCAGCAAGCATACAGATTGCTAACTACAACATACAAGATAAAAAGCAGGGAGCTTGGCATCATGATCAAACTGCTGACATTAGTATGGTTGTTCCTCTGAACACAGGAAACTATACTGGCGGTGGCACTGAGTTTCATGGCCGAACAACGGTAAAACCATTACCGAATGGTCACGCTTTGTTCTTTCCTAGCTTTACACACATGCACCGTGGACTACCTGTTGAGGAAGACGGTGATCGATATTTATTGGTATTCTGGTTATACGGAGGTGGAAATGAAACATAGAACAGAAATAAAATCTTACGAGGGTTACGAAGACATACTCGACAGAGTTCGAGGAATAGTCAGGGCTAAGTTAGGTGCTCACTACAAAACTCAAGAGGTGCTCAAAGAAATAAACGCCTTTGAAGATGAAATAACAGCCATGCTTGATGGTCGGTATGAGGATACGGCCTAATGAAAATAGGAATCACTTTCGGTTCTTTTGATCTTTTTCATGCTGGGCATGTGTTTATGCTTGAAGAAGCAAAAACTGTTTGTGACTATTTGATTGTAGGGTTACAAAGTGATCCTACAATAGATAGACCTACGACTAAAAATAGACCAGTGCAGAGCATAGTCGAAAGACAAGTTCAGCTCAGAGGTTGCAGATACGTTGATGAAATTATTCTATACAACACTGAAGAAGAACTGCTAGATATTCTAAAGACTGTGCGGTGGGACATCAGAATAATCGGTCAGGATTATTCAGGTAAAAATTTCACAGGTAAATCACTTTGTAGCATAGAATCTGGAAATCTGTACTATAATAAAAGAGAGCATGGGTTTTCTTCAACGAGCCTAAGAAAAAGAATAATGGAAGAACAACACCTAGCATGATAAGCATCCGTGCTTTATTATTTTTTATAGGTTAATTAAAGTTAACCTTTATATAAATAAGGAGAGTTGTATGATCATGGAAAATAGCCTGTCTGATATGAAGAGGCTTGTCTGGAAAGACATAGAAACGATACAACAAGTTGCCGACAAAAAAGGTTTTAACAGACGCTTAGATCTCAAACGCCTAAAAAGAGATGCTAAAAAGAAAGTAAAATCATTGGGTTACCGCAAATTTGACGAAATTTATTTTCCGGCCAGAGAGCTTATGATACACGAGCACAAGGCTGGTAAACCGTGTGAGCCACACATGAGAATCACTATTTATTTTCCAGAGCTGGCGAGTGTTATAATTGACTGCGACATGCACCTTTGGGATTCTTTTGAGAAAGTTCCCCCAGCACAACCCAAGAAACCTAATCTAACCTTAGTCACTACTTAGTAAGGAGCCTATGAAAGTATTACCAATTGAAGAAGGTACGCCCATACCCGAAGTCATGCCTAGAAACAACAAGTATGATTTTCATAAAATGAGTGTGGGCCAACACTTTACGATTAAGGATTGTGAACCTGGAGATGTTCAACGACTGAGAGTCGCTGCCTGTAACTACGGCAGAAGAAATAATAAAAAGTTTGTCACCAGGAAAATAGAAATTCCTCCTAATGATTTCATGGTAAAAATCTGGAGAAAAGAATGAGTGAGAAAAAGCTGACACCTAAGCAAGAAAAGTTTGCGCAGAATGTTGCTAAAGGTATGCGTAAAAAAGACGCTGCTCAGCAAGCAGGGTACAGCGAAAAGAATGCAGGTAGAGCTGGGACTGTGTTGTCTAGTGATCAAAACCCTCTGGTCAAAAACCGCATACACGAACTGCAAACTAAAGCTGCTGACAAAGCTGAACTCACTCTCGGTACTCACCTAGTTGACCTAAAAGAGATTCGTGATGGAGCCATGCGCAATGGAGCATGGTCCGCTGCGGTAACTGCTGAGGTCGCGAGGGGTAAGGCAGCAGGTCTTTACGTTAACAGGAGTGAACTAACTGTTAACAGAGTTGACACCATGTCAAAAGACGAAGTTCTAGCACGGATGCAAGAACTATATCATGAGACAGGAGGTATTCTTCCTCCCGGAAAAGTAATAGAAGGGGAATACGAAGAGCATTAGAAGACATAACGACTGCCTACAATAACACTGCGATAGGGTTCAAATCCAGGTCCTCCAACCACTACCGAACTCTATCACAGTCAGACCGAGGATTTAGCCATCCTTTCGGAACTGGGTTAGCCCACCAGTGGTCTCAACGGGCTGTTCCCTAGATTCCTAAACTTTTAGTTTACTTTCAAATACCGCCAACCTATCGTTTAGGTATAAGCTAAAAGGAGGTTCTGTGGAAAACTTTAAGTATAACAATGACTTATCCTACGACGCGAACTTTCAAAAATGGTTTGTTTTAAACTCTGAGGAGCGAGACGAGTATGGTCAAAAACCCTACACGATTGAAGAAGCGAGTAAGGTTTTTCACGCTATATTTAAAGATAAGCTCTCTCACTCAATCAAGGTAAACGCAAAAGGAATATTAGAAGAGGTCTTAGTAGTTGATGATAAGAAAGAAAAATGAACAGTATTTGTAGAGCGGTTGTCTTCCTAACGCTGCGGTATCTCCAGGTGGCGTATCCAGGTGGAATGTGTGTGACGCCCGACACCGCGACTGAGCTAGAGGCCAATCCAGCTCGGCTTTTCATACAAAGGGCTAATTCCACCGCTGGAGTGTTTTAATGAAAGTTAAAACATGTGTAGTCTGTGGTACACAATATAATCTTGGCACGGGGCACGGGCATTACTGCTCCACAGCCTGTTACCGTAACACCACGAGCAAAAAACCACCGCCAGTTTCCCCGGATGATCATGACTCATGGCCCGATTCGGTTGGTTATGGTGGCATACCTATCTGTAATGTTCCAGCAGGCGTCTACGAAGCTGCAGAAAGTAATGCTGATGACTGGCGTATTGTAGACGACATCACCAAAATTTTTGCAGTCTTAAAAGAGGCGGCACAAACATATCAGAAAGAGTATGAACAAAGAAAACAACGTGTGTTTTTACGAAACTTGAAAGCATTCGGCGTAGAAGACATCAATCAGTACAACAAAACACGTCTAAACATACACAAACACCTCGGGATAAAACCAAGCAGAAGGCATGGCTATGGAAGTTTAAGAGCTGGTACAGTGTCTGGTCCTGGAGATTATTGGAGTCCTCGTAGCAGGATGGAAAATAGAAGAAACAAAGAACGTTACCTTGTTAAGAATAATAAGATAGTTCCTATAGATAAAAAGCGTGGGCCTTTAAAGTAGTATTATATTAATACTAAGGAGGCTCGTATGCCCAACCATTGCTCTAACCAAGTGACCATACGCTCGTGCTCTGTTGATATCCTAAATATCATGGAGTTTCTTGCTAATGAGGATACCTTGTTTGACTTTAACCAACTAGTCCCTATGCCTGAAGAGCTTAACGACGTACAGTATCTCGACTCAGGCGGCACTACCTACTACTACTCAGCTACTAAGTGGCACAGCTCTGCTGATTGTAACCTTGATAAAAAACCTTTTGACTTTCCACGCCTAGAGTGGGTAGAAAAGCACGGTCTAGACTCTTTTACGATAAAACGCCTTGAGCGTCAATATGGTACAGCTAAGTGGTACGACTGGTGTGTACAAAACTGGGGTACTAAGTGGAATGCTTACGAAGTAGATTATAAGCTGACCGCTGTAGATGAGCTCCGTAACCAGATTACTTATACGTTTTTTACAGCGTGGATGGAGCCTCGGCCTATTATGCGTGCGCTTATGGGTTACCTGTCTCAGCCAGGATTCGACAAAGACCTTGAGATGCGCTGGCGTTTCGTTGATGAAGACGATAACTTCAACGGTGAGGTGACCCGCGACGATGAAGTTTAACACTGTTAAGTTTGACACCTTTGACGACTTAGATTTTTTCCTCGAGGCATACTTTGAGGAAAGAACATTCATAGGTGAAAACGTGTACGAAGTTAGTCCTAACGGTTGGCTCATAGTTTCTGGCAAAACTGTTGCCTTTTTGATGTCTGACAATTTAGGCGACACATTCAAAGAAGAGGAAAAAGATGATTGATGTTTTATGGTTTATTGTGGAGCTTCCGTGGTTTCTGTTCAAGTGGAGCGTTATTGCAGGTGGTTGGGTTGCACTGGGGTGGTTCGTGTACGAATACATTCAAGATGCCATTACATACAGGAGGTTCTAAAATGGAAGAGAAAGAGAAACAAGAGCTGTTGGAGTTTTTAGACGAACTCAAGGAATCTGGTTCTATCAACATGTTCGGTGCACCTAAAGTGCTACAAGAATTTTTTGATCTTGATCGAATTACAGCTGTCAAGATTTGGGAAGAGTGGACAAAAAGAAAACTTGATGATGCTTAATTGTTACTTTACTTCGCTTTACTTCACTATATACTTAGTTTCTAAGGTTACTAATTAAGGTGACCTGTAACCAAGGAAGGTGGTTAGATGACTAAGTCTACTACAGCCAAAAAAGCTAGTCCTAAGG